GAATTAAAACCTGTTGCCATCGAACCACGTGGCGAACTTAAAACTGTAACCGCATAAGGAGTATTAACATGACCGATCAAACTAAAACACCCGACACAAAAACCCGGCGCAGCGATGCTGAAACGCTATTACGCTTCGGCTCTGCCGTCGGCGTACCGCGCTCACCGATCACGTCAGACCTGGAAGCCTTCATCGAGCCAGAGAATGGGACCCCATACCTGGTTGCACCAAATGACTACTACGTGCATTCGCTCGAGCATCTGCTCCCCGCCCCGACGCGCAAACATGGGACAGTCAGCATGACCACTGCGGAGAGTTTCATCGAGTACACCAAGAAGCATGGTAGCCTCGATGAATGTGTAATCTACGCCAGGATTATTAGCGAGGAATCGCGCTGCTTCCTCGAGGCCGTGATCAATGACAACGCTGCCGATGAAGCCAAATGGCGCGACCATCGCTGCACATTCGCGCCCGTGCTATCCGTCGAATGGAGGCGATGGATTGAAAAAGACCGTAAAACAATGAGCCAGGCGGAATTCGCCACCTGGCTAGAAGATAATCTTGGTGACATCGCGAACGTAGAAGGTATGCCGACAGGCGCACAAATTCTCACGATGGCGCTGGCCTTTGAAGCAACTGCCGACAAGAAACTGAAAAGCAGAATTAACCTGCAGTCTGGTGGCGTGCGCTTCGAATACGTCGAGGACGAAGATAAAGACACGCGAACCAGCATGGAGGTGTTCCAGCGGTTCACGCTCGGGATGCCGGTGTTCGACGGCAGCAGCGATGCTTATCCAGTCGAAGCCCGCCTCAAATACCGTGACAACAGCGGCAAGGTGTCGTTCTGGTATGAGCTCATTCGCCCGGATCGTGCTTTCAAGACGGCTGTGCAATCTACGCTGGAGCAGATTAAGGTTGCTACAGGATTCATGATCCTGTACGGCACGGCTTAACGACCAAGGGGTGCTAGTGGTACTACGGATTATCCATGTGCAGCCATACAACCTGTCTCCGGGGGTTCCCGGTGGAACGTCAGGTCGCCCCACCAAATAGACGAAGCAAATTAAAAATGGAACCGCGCAAAACAAAATACACCACTTCAACCGAGGCGAAGATCATGCACCAGATCGCACGGGCAATCCAGATCAGCCCACGCACACCGGAGGAAATTGCTGAGCGGTGCGGGCTTACCTTGGACGGCGCAATGCGGGCACTGAACCACATGAATTCCGCAGGCGTAGCAAAGATCGTTAGCTATAGATATGCGTCAAAGAAATACCCGATGTGGGGCATTGGTGATGGTGAAATTGCACCATCGCGAAGAAAGCCAAGCGAGGCGAAGAAGGGCACGCCTTTGCGCGTAGATAGTTATTTACCACCGGCGAAAGTGTCGCCACTTTGGAAATGGGGGATGTGACGATGGCGACACCTGTTGAAGCCGCTTATGCGGAATCAAATAAAATGCTGCGGAAAGAAAGCGCCAAGCTGCTGGAACTCGTACCCGGTGGGGCCATTATGCCGCGCCTCGATGCGGATGGTCGGCACTTGGGGTGCAATCTATCTATGAATAGCGAGCAAACAAATACTGATGAGATCGAATCTGAACTAAACAAAAAAAAGGAAAATCAAATGACACACATAGAAAAACACATAACTTACTTGGAATGAGAGTTGAAGATAGAGTTACGGGGTTTACGGGGGTTGTCACATCGGTAGGGTTTGATCTATACGGGTGCATTCAAGCGGTTGTCAACCCCGGGGTTGATAAAGAGGGAAAACTGCAGGATCAAACCTGGTTTGATGTTTCGCGGTTGGCTCTAATCGGAGACAATCCCGTAATAGATCGCCCGAACTATGAATCCGGCCGCCAGGCAGAAGGAAAGCAGGGGGCAGCCGATAAGCCAAGGATGATGAAGCCATGATTTCCCCCATCGCAGAAGTGAGCCGATCTGCGCCGCTTTTGGCGCAGGTCGGCTCGACTGACGGGTTGGGGGGTCGCCGTCCCGTCAGCACCGACTTTTGAAGGGAAGAGCGATGAACGCTGAAGAACTGAAGAGCTACACCAAATGGCTGGCGAAGTGGGCCATCGGCCTCTATTTCGCGGTGGCCATGATTGGGAAACTGCCGATCGGCCGCGACGACAGCGACCCTGGCGAGCTGGGAAAACGAAGCGGAGTAGCAGTGCGAACCGACGCACTCACCGGCTGCCAGTACCTCGAAGGGATGAACGGAGGGCTGACGCCACGGATTGACAACAGCGGCAAGCAGATCGGGTGCCGGCAATGAAGACCCCCAACTCGGCGCTAAGCGCCGTATCGCCAACACCGACTTTTTGACGGGAATGAAAAATGATTCGTAGGACTGAAGACGTAAACGAAAACGATTGGCGGATAAGTTCAAGCGGCCTCACTATAAATTCTGGATGGGGCGAAGGAAAGAAGATCGTCGCAGAGTACCCAGGAACAGTTGTGCCACTTGACGATAAGCAGTTTCTTGAGTGGCTTGATAGCGCTACGCGCATTTGCGATATTCACAATGCTGCCATAAGAATTTTATCCCTTGAGTACATGGAGGCCCAGTTCACCCTGGGGTTGATTACAAGTGGCGCACGGCATGATGCGGCAACCCGCCTATGCTCTCTCGCTGAGATAGCGACAAGGCCAGCCGATATGCTACTGCAATACCTTAAGTCGGGGGCGCTTGCCTTCGCCGACGACGAAAAATCAAAGTCATGATCCAGGCGGCCATCCTCATTCTTTCTGGGCTGGCATTTTGGCTATCCACCAGCACAAAGCCGCCTCGGGCTGGTTATTTAATTGGCATGGCGGCACAGCCGTTGTGGATTGTCGAGACATGGCAGGCTGGTCAGTGGGGAATGTTTTTGCTCTCGCTGTGTTTTTTCTTCGGCTACACGCGCTGCGCATGGCGGGCGAGAACAACATAATATGCGCACGCTCGACCTTATCGAAGCCGCTCAATTTTTAAGAGTGCACCCGCACACCTTAGAGGCAAAGGCGCGCGCCGGTGAGGTGCCGGGGGCCAAGCCGGGCAAGTGCTGGGTATTCCTCGACGTTGACCTTGCCGAGTGGCTCAGGTCAAAATACAAGACCAACTCACTCGAAAGCCCCTCATGTCCATCAGAAAACGCGGAAAAATTTGGCATTGTGAATGGCAGATCGGCGGCCAGCGAGTTGCAGAAACGACTGGCACGACAGACCGCGAAGCCGCGCAGGAGTATCACGACCGCCGCCGTGCTGAAATTTGGCGACAAAAGAAACTTGGTGACACCCGCGTAATCACCTGGGATGAAGCTGCCCTCTCATGGGTAGATGAACACGCGATCCATAAGCGCAGTTTCGAGACAGATCGACAGCGACTGGGCTGGCTCACGGAGCATCTCACCGGCATGCCGGTAACAGCCATCACCACGGACGCCCTCATCGCCATCCGCAAAACGCAAATCAAAAAAGGCAATTCGCCCGCTACAGCGAATCGCTATCTTGCCGTGATTTCTGCCGTGATCAATTACGCCCATCAAAAAGGCCACCTGCCCGGCGTGCCGAGCATTCCCTATCTGCAGGAAACGAGCAAGGATTTTTTTCTATGGATCACGCCAGAACAAGCCCGCGCACTGATTGCTGAGTTGCCGCCACATCTTGCGCTTATGACGCGATTCGCACTGGCCACCGGATTGCGCCGAGCGAATATCACCGGCCTGCTTTGGCAGGACATCGACATCAACCGGCGGGTGACGTGGATCTGGGCGGGCAGCGCCAAAGGGAAAAAACATTTTCCCGTTCCGCTCAACGATGACGCGCTTGCCGTACTCAAAGAATGCGCCGGACAAAATGCCCGGTATGTTTTTACCTATCGAGATAACGCGATTTTCCACGCCACCACCAAAGCCTGGTTCAAAGCCTGTGGCAGAGTGGGTATTGATCCCGCATTCACTTTTCACGACCTGCGCCATACCTGGGCCAGCTGGCATGTCATGGCCGGAACCCCCCTGCCCGTGCTACAGCAGCTCGGGGCATGGCAAAGCATGGATATGGTCATGCGCTACGCCCATCTGGCTCCTGGCTACGTAGCAAATTACGCCGGTAATGTCGCGCTGGATCCGGCAAATCTCCGTACAGAGAAAACTAATGTTAGTGAGCACTCTCGCGAATCACTAGAAGGGGTGGGGTGGCTGATGGGACTCGAACCCACGACAACCGGAATCACAATCCTAAAACAAGTTAAAAAAATAGCATAAAATCAAATAGTTATAAAATTATAGGCTGCCAAAAGACACGGCAAAACACGTCAAAACAGGGGTGAAACTACACAAAATTACGGCAGTCGTAAATTGCAACAATTTGCAACGGGAATTTTAGCGTACAAAGGCAATCAAAATAAAACAAATGGCAAGCAGATCAATGCTGCCCAGCCTAAAAAATTGATGGCCCAGAAGATTAAAAAAACCGGGCTGAATGCGCACTTTTCTTCTGGTGGGGTGGCGTGGGAATCGCCGACACGGGGTTCGATTTCGCCTCTGAAAATCGGGTCAAGGTGTAGCCCTGGTGATTTGTCGGTGGGGCTGAAATGTTCGACTGGCAAGGTGGATGGCAGCCGCGCTGCCCACATGGCGTGGAGGTATGGCCCGGCGTGAGAGCGCTGCAGGATCAATACGCCGCCACGGCGGATGGTGCGCCAGACGGCAAATATCAGGCAGTTGCTGATGGTCATCTGATTGCTGCCATTCTGAAAAATCCGCCCAGCATGTGCAGTGTCGGCAAAAAAACATATTCGATGAGCGCAGCCCACATAACTACGCACACAGCGCCAAGGATGATGATTCTCACGGCTGATTTAATCATTCGCCCCACCCTGCGCATGCGCTGATAAGTGATGGGCATCGGTGGGTGAAGATGCCAAGCCGTACCATGCTCGCCAGCCGCTTACCTGATCGATGGCGTCGCGGCATCGGTTGTAGTTTTCGCCAACGGTTTCGAGGGCGGTAGCGTCTGTAACGGATGGGGCGGCACCAGCAACCAGGCTGGCGGGGTCGGCTGGCTGGCCTGTGGCGGCGGCGTCGTGCAGCACGCGCCAAGCGCCATCGAGAGCGCAGCGGCGATCAGCAGGGACGGTTGTTCCATATTTAATAATCTCCTTGGTGATGATTTTGTCTTTTGGTTTTTGCGCGGTGCGCGCGGCTTCCAGGCTGGCGAATAGCGCATCAATGCGCCGCTGCCTGGCTGCGAGCTGGGCGGCGGCTAATCGCTCGTTGTCTAGCCGTTCCCGGGCAAACTCTCCGGCCATGGTTTGCCGCCCATGCTGGTAGCTGGCCAGCAGCACCCCTGCTAAAAGCAAAATGCCTGCGAGCCAGCGGTAGAGGGGCGGGATGAGGTTCATGCGGTGTCCTTGGCGGCTTGCTCAAGATTGGCGGCGATGCGCCCTGCCCAGCCGCTGCCGAAGGCTGGCCAGTTTTTCAGGCGGCGCATGAATTGCAAGCGCCGGGCGTTATATCGCACGGCGGTTTTAAGTGGGTCGGCGGCTTTTACTGCGGCCACTGTGACGGGGCCAAGCTGGCCGTCATCAGCCACGCCAATGGCCCGCTGCAGCCAGCGCACGGATTGCCCGGTGCCGGAATTCACGGCGCCATCAAATACCTGGAAGGCGATGGCATAGGGGAGATCGTCTAGCACTGGCAGCCAGTAGTTATCGCGGTAGATCGTCCTGGCGACGTCCACGGTCATATCTGCCATTTTGCCGATGTAGCCGTTGGCGCGGGCGACTGCGATGGTGATGCCCCAGATCGTTTCTCCACCGGGGTCGGCGGGGTGATTGACATAGCCGCCCTCGTGGCCGATCAGCGTTGCAAATGCGCGGTCAAAGTTGCTCATCGCCGCGGCCTCCGGTCAAATAGAATCATGCCTGCGCTGGCGGCAAGGAATAGCCAGACTGCCCATTGCACATAGGCAAAATGGCCTGTCACCACATAGGCGAGCGCGGTTGCGGCGGCGGCACCCAGGGCGATGTAGCTGTAGCCGAAACCGGCGAAATGCAGCTTGCCGCGTTTGTGGGTTTTGTAATAGGCGTGATAAACGATGCAAATAGCCCTAACCATGATCGTTGCCGCCAGAAAACCGGCAATGATAATCAGGATGTCGCGGGTCATTTTTCAACCCTCCCTGCAAACCATTGCCGCACCCACGGGAGATGCACGCCGCCGCCTATGCTGGCGGCCGTCGTGAAGCGCATCGCATCTTCACCAAGCGATTTTGCCCAGTCAAAATAAGCCACCATCGCAGCTGAGGCGATGGGGGAGAAAATGCCGGATAGAAATGCGCTGCCAGCGACCAGCGCGAAGATGCGCAGCGGCGTGCGCTGGGTGGCTTCTGGCGGGACATGCAGCAAGGCTACAAGCCCGGCGACGAAGCCCACAATAAGGGCGTCGGTGTGCATGCCAAGAAAAATCCCCGCGCCGGTGGCGACGGCGGCGGCGGCAATGCCTGTGGTGGTGGCGGGTTCGGCCATGTTAAAAATTCCTCGGCAGGTGTGATCGGGTTTTTTCTGAAACGAAACTTTTCCAGCAGTGATCTTTTTCAATCGGGCTGAACATCCAATCGAACAGGGGGCGAAAGATGCGCCCGGCGATGCGGCCTTTTGCTTCCATGCGATAGGCGGCGCTGCTCATGGTTTCGTCTGGCGAGCCGTAGCCCAGCGTGATGAGCACATAGACAAATTGGTCGAGCGCGATGAGGATGTTCAGCAGGCGGTTTTTCATACGGCCTCCAGCGCCGCGATCACGCTGCGGCAGTGAGTTAATACGTCAGGAATCGTCAGCCGCGCTTCCAGGCCGTCTTTGCCGCCGATGCGCAATCCCTCGATTGCGGGGCCGATGACGTTGGCCCAGGCGTCGCCCGTTGCCTTGATGCGATCAGCGGCTTGCGTTGGCGTCATGCCGGTGCGGGAGGCTTCTTGCGCGACCCATGGGTAGGGGGTGGTATCTGCCGGGTAAGCGGCTGCAATGTAGGCTTGCGCCTGGGCGTATTTTGCGGTGTACGTGGCCTCCTGCCCGGGCACGGTGGTGAGGTAGCGGCTGCGGGCGCGACCGGCAGCGGCGTCGATTTCCTCGGCTGCCCAGCGGCGGCAGGCTGCGGCGTCGGCAAATTTGGCGAGGTCAAGTTGCATCGACGACCGCCGTAAAATCAAGATCGGGGAAGTTTTGCACGGTGACTGTGTAGCGCCCAACTGCCTGGAAAGTCAGGGTGACGGGCGTGCCATCGCCCACGCCAGAAGTACTCACGGGGCCGGATACATTAACCAGCGCACCAGCGGCAACATCGCTCAGGGTGACGGCATCGGTTGCGTCGGCCAGCGCGGTGAGTTTGTCTATGGCCACGGGCGAGGCGGGTCGCGGTACGGCTTCAGCCGCGCCGGAGGGGTTGATGATATAGTCATTTTCCGCCGCCGTGCCAGCAAAGACATATTCTCCGGCCAGCGCCTGAATGTCGATCATTTGCGCGGGGGCAGACCCAGTGCGCAGGATGCGCCCAGAGGCGTCAGAAACGACGAAGGGGAGTGATTGAAGGGTTGCGTCGAGTAGTATTTTCATTTTTTAATTCCCAGTAAGACGATCCCGAAGTTGGTCGACGTAGTGTTAGATGAAGCCGCCTTAAGTTCGACGGTTACTATTCCTGAATACCCATCTATTCGGCGATTGAACGAGACCATCCCCGATTGGATAATTATGGATTGGCTTTGTATGTGGACCCCATTTACGTAAATCTCTGCAATCGAGGTGCCTCCCACAATAGAGTTTCTTAAATTCACTGAGGCCAATATGACAAAAGGGACAGGACTCGGTCCAAGATCTATAACAGCGAAAGAACTAAGCCCTGAAACAGTCACCGCAAAAGTCGCCACAGGTATCGTCACCGCCTGATCTTGAATTTTCAGCGTGCTGACTGATAAATCAGCAATTTTTCCAGTGCTAACCGACAAGTCTGCAATTTTCGCGTTGTTGATCGCGGCATTCTGTATTTTTGCGGTGGCGATCGTTGCGTCGGCAATCGCGGCGTTCGCTGCCGTGATCGAGTTGGCCGCCATGTGCCCGGCTTGCACTTCGCCCGCCTTGATGTTTCCTGCCCAGATGGCATCTGCCGCCATCATCGAATGGACAACTGAGCCTGGCGGTGGCACGGCTGACACCGTGCCGGTGGTGGCTGAGACGGCAGCCGTGAATGCGCTGGGGAATCCTTGTTTGTTGACCGTGCGCAGCCAGTAGTAGCGCGTGAGGGCTGGGGCGCCGAGATAGTCTGCATAAAACCCCACCGGCCCGCGCACCGCACCGATGATGCTGGCTGTATTCACATCATTCGTGGTGTTGCGAAAAATCTCGACGCGGTCCGTGGTGGCATCTGCCGGATTGGTCCAGTTCAGAAAAATACTGTTTTCGCTGGCTAGGGCCGCAGGGGCGCCGATGGCTGGGGGTGGCAACTTGGCCATGACGCCGGTAATCACGTAGCTGTAAGCCGTGACATCCGCCAACTGCTGCTTGCCGCCGCCGAATTTGTTGAAGCTCAGGAACTTGAAATAAATAGTCTTGCCGATCATGTCCAGCGCGAGGGAATCGCTGTATGCGATGGCATCATCCACGCGCACGAACTTGGCGGCGGCGGCATGGCTGGCGGCTGCGGTGCTGTGCGCGCCGCGCACGGCGAGGGTTAGGTCATAGACGTTGGCGGAGATGAGCGTGGCGGTGGTGTGGGCGCAGAATTCGTTGTCGATGAGGCACAGGGTGCTCAGCACCGTGGCATCTGCTGCGGAGCCGCTCAACATCTGCCCGCCGTTGCCGGAGAGCGTGACGCGCGGCACCTGGCCAACGGCTGCGGTGATGGCGTTGCTGACGGTGCCGTAGCGTGCGCCGCCGGATACCTGCCCCATGTAGGCGTAGCTGGTGCCGTCGTTGCTTGACCAGATTTCGCAGCCGCCCCAATCGCTGATGGTGCCGGTGACGGCGGCGCCGATGGCGAGGCCGGAAAGCGCCTGCGTGGCGGGCACTTCAAAAAATGCGGGGGCTGCGACGTTGCCGGGCGGGGTGCTGTAGTTAACCGTGTAGCCCTGCCCTTGCTGCTGGGTGTAGAGCGGTGAAGAATGCACGCCGGTGGGGGCGTCTTCGGCGGAAATACTCAGTCCGCCATCTTCATCTTCCTCGATGGAGAGGATGCGCACGGGGACGCGATCCAGCCCGAGGCGGGCGTCGGTCAGGGTGATGTAGTCTGTCGGCTCGAGGCGCGCGTATTTCCAGCCGATCTTGAATTCATAGGTGTTGCGGGTGTAGAGCACGCGCTGCAAGATGAGTTGTGCGATGAGCCGTGCGGTTGTTGCGTCGGTGATGGCGCTGGCTTTAATAACTTCCAGCGGGCGCAGGCCGTACACCTCGATGCTGGCCTGGTCTTGCGCGGTGGCGATGGCGGTGTTGAACTGGTTGGCTTTATCAGAAAACTCGATCTGCACCTGGTTGTAGGCGTCGGCGTTCGGGGTGCGCAGGACGCGCACGGGTTGCTCGTGATCTAAATAATCATCATCATTCAGGTCATAAACAGGGGTGACATTCGGGGTGTAGGTGATGCTGTTTGCCGTGGCGGCGGCGTCGCTGAATGGGGTGATTTTTAGTACGCCTTCGCTGAAATAAATTCCGGCGTTGGTGATGCGCATCAAGTCGTCGATCATCGCGCGGGATTCGGTTTGTGCGTCGAAAACCGGTGATAGAAAAATGTTATTAGCGATGCAGTAGCTGGAAAACTGCGCCCAGTCGCCAATGGCCGACGGGGGGAAGCCCGCGCCATGCTCTGCGTTGGTGAGTAGGTCGAGAATGATTTCCTTGGGGTTGGCGCCGTCAATGCTGCCAGCGGCGTAGGGCAAAAGGCCGGTAATGTCGAACGAGTGATTGCCCAGCCCGGCGGAGTTGCCGAGGTCGTAATTCGCGGCGCTCACGTAGGCCACGCGGCGGTAGGCAAGTGCCTCGGTCGGGTGGTTGCTGGCCATGTAGCTCCAGGCGGTTTGGATTGTGGAGCCCAGGAACTTGTTGAAGATGTTGGCGTTGGCGGTGTACTCTTTATCCACCCAAAACGCATTAACGCTGTTGATTGGCCCTTCGCACAGGCCAAACAACATGCTGGCCTGGTAAGTATAAGTGGTGCTGGTGCTGGTGACGCCACCGCCGCCCTTGCCGCCGGATGACGAGTTGCTGGTGGTGTGCGGGATGGCCTTGAAGTCGTAATAGCCGATCATGTTCACCGTGACGCGGGCGCGGCCATAAACCAGGGCGAGCGGCTTGCCAAAGCTGGAGCTTTGGATGGCCATGCCCGCGAGCGGGGTCTCGCTGGTGGATATGGTTTGGCTGCCGCCGAAGATGCCGCCCATTATTTACTGCCTTTCAAAATCGACCAGAATGAATGCAGGCGGCCGGAAAGTTCTGCGCCGTTGACTGCATCGGTTTCAACGACGCCCTGGCCGTGGTATGCGTGAATGCACTGCGGCCAGTCAATGACAATAGCGGCATGGCTGGCGCAGTGGCCGAAGGTGAACATCGCGGTATCGCCCGGCAGGGGCTTGGTTACCTGTTTGGCATGTTTTTTCATGCCCTTCAGGTATCTCTGTTCGCTCTTGTGAAAGTGCCAGTCCCATGGGTAAGGGCCGACGTCAATCTCGGCCATCAAGCCGACGGCGGAATACACGCCGATCAGCAGTTGCAGGCAATCAACCCCCACGCCACGCACGCGGGCCTGGTGATGGAATGGCGTGCCTAGCCACTGGCGGGCTTCTTGGATGATGGCTTGCCGGGTGGCGATGGTATCCATTAGAACGATGTCTCCGGCACGGGGATGAAGGGGAATCCCTTGAAGTTCACCACGTTGTTGAACTTGGCGCTCTCGCATGTGGCTTTGGTGCGGTCGCAGCCTGGCCAGATGGTGAAGGTGTCGCTGGCAGCCGGTGCAACGGGCAGCGGGTTTAGCAGGGTGATCGCCCCGCCCGCCCAGCTTTTAACCGTGCGCTTGGTGCCAGAGAGCGCGCCGCTGGTGAATTGGATTGCGCCCAGGTCGTAATATCCGGCCGCAGCGGCCAGCGAGGTGGCGAACGATGTGCGCGTGGCGCTGCCTGAGACGTTGCCGCTGACGGCAAATGCTGCGGCGGACAAGGCGCATCCGGCGTCGAACAGTGTGTGCTGGCAGCCTGCCTGGTATAAGTTGCGCGGCAGTTTGATATTCAGCAACTCGACCATCGAATTGCAGGTGATGTCCAGCATCATGCGGTCTAGGGTGAGCTGGCCTATGGCGCCGGTGAACATGTTAAGCACGCCCACGACGGTGGGCAGGGTTTCGATAAAGGCGCGGTCTAGCTTGATTTGCGCACCATCCAGCACGCCTGCAGCGGCGGCGGCAAACCAGGATTGCGTGCCGATGAGGTCGGTATCCTTGGGGCTGATTTTTAGCGAGAGGGTGTCCACTTCGAGGCCGATGACTGTGCGGGTGTTGCCGCGATCAATGACCGGGCCGCCGGATAACCAGGTGTTGCTGTTCCAGGTTAGATCGGCGTCGAACGAGGTGTAGCGAGTCACTGTGCCGTTTTTCAGGGTGAGCGTGTATAAGTCCGCCATGAAGAATTCCACGCCGGAATTCAGCAAGGTGACCAAGGCGCCGGATGCTGTTTTCATATTTTATTTTGCAGCGAGGCGATGAGTTCGACTTTTCTGGCGGAGTACAAGTCCTGCAGAAAACGCTCAAACGAGAGGTTGTCGGATGCGAAGCGGGCGCGGTAGTAGTAGCTGCCTGCCCATGTGACTGCCTGACCGGCGGCGGGTGCGGTGGTGAAGGTGATCAAGCCGGTGCTGTTGATGGTGTAGGCGGCGGTAATTGCGCCTGCGACTTTGATGTTTGTGATGGCGTTCACGTTCATGACGGGCTCGGTGAACTGCGAATTTGCGTCATAGCCCCAGGTGCGCGCAAGCTGAAATTGGGTGGCTGTGCCATTACCCGTGCCGAGGGGTTGATCGGTCACGGAAAAATCTGTTTCGTCGGTCAGCAAAAAACTGTCGAACGCGCCACGGCGGGCGAGGAAAAACCCTTTTAACCGGCGCAGGTCAATGTCCGAGCCGTGACGAATGACGTCGTAGGCAAGGCTGAATTTAATTGTTGGGTAGGCCTGCATGGCGGCGCGGGCTTCAGCGCCAGAGACGCCGCGCTGGATGCGGGTGGTGAACTGCGGCTCTGCGCTGCGTTCGGCTTTTAGCCCGGGCAAATCAGGGAAAATGGCGTTGCTCATTAAAACACCTTGCCAAGCGGGGACGTGGTGGAGCGCGGGGAGTAGTTGCGGGCGGCGCGGCGCATCGCGGGGGCGAGTGCATCGGGGTTGCTTTTAAGCCAATCCTTCACGCCTTTAACGTCCATTGTGTTGATGTGAACATTGACAGCGCCACCGCTACCGCCAGCCGCAGGTTCATTGGCACCAGCGGCAAACCCGCGAATGACGTTGGCGTATTTTTGCGGGAGAGATGAATCTTCTTCGTGAATACGAGCAAGTTGGTTAACCCCTTGCGGCATGGTGTATCTACCCATAATCGGCGGATGGTCATTAAACGAGGAGATGCCTGCTAAAGAGCGAATCACATTAGCGTATTCTTTTGGCAGAACCATTTCTTTTTCGTGTAATTGCGTCAGCGGGTTAACACCGGATGGAATGTCATAACCTCCCTCGGCAGAGGAGACGTTCTTAGCCAAAGCGGAAACACCTTTAAACGCAACCCCTGCGGCGATGACACCTAGAGCTGGTCCGATAACTGGAATCCCCACCATCGCCTTCCAGGCGCCGGCCATTGCTTCCCAGGCGCTAGTCATGATGTTTTTTACTGCTGTTGCTGCCCACAAGGTCACACTATTTTTGGATGCTAAAGTTTCTGCTAATGTTCTTGCTTTAGTACCTGCTACGGTTGCGGATGTCTGAGCGGCCTCGCCAATTACCCATCCCTTGACTTTTTTGCCTACTACCTCAATAGCAAACCACGAGGCCATTTCCGCGCCAATTGCGCGGAAGGCATTGCGCCAGGTAAGCGTTCCATTCAGTAGCGACTGGATGCCTTTATCCCATAACCCTTCAATACTGCCAGTAAATGATGCCCAAATCGCACCGCTCTCAGCAGTAGCCTCATGCTGTAAAAAATTTCGGCGAATGAGGTAATCCCGCTCGACTTGTAGCATTTGTTCTTTCAGCTGCGCCAGCGCAATTGGGGATGCTGTGGGGTCATTCTTTGCCAACTCGATGCGCTGCAATAGCGCCTGGTATTCAATTTCAAACTTCCGGCGGGCGAATTCTTCCTCAATCTGAATCAACTGCTTCTGCGTGATCTGGCCATTTTCCAGCGCGAACTGGGCGGCTTGCTCATCAACTGCGACCTGACCCATCGCGGCGGCGCGGCGGGACTCTACACCCAGCGCATCGATGGCGCGAAGGTCTTTGGCTTCGGCGCGGCGGATTTCGAGTTTCAGCGCAGTCGTTCGCTTGGCCACTGCCAGCTCGTCTTTCGCAGTCAGCGTGTAGGTCTGCTGCAACTCTTGCCAGTAGGCGAGTTCTTGCGATTTAGAAAATTGGCGCAAGCCGTCTTCTTGCTCGTAAAGGTTTTTTATTTCCGCCAGCCGCGCTTCGTAGGTGGATAAAAAGCTCTGATCCATGGGGTCTTTTTCAGCGCCAGATTTTTTGGCATCGCCGTTTTTGTTTTTGTTTTTAATTAACCCGGCGGCGCTTTTTTTGTCAGAATCGTCTGGTGCAGGCTCTGCCCTTGCGGACTGTAGCGTACGAAACTTGCCAAGGAACGAATCGCCTGTGCCTTCCCATAAATCTTTCAAGCGTTTTGTTTCGTTGTAGGCGTCTGCAGCGCGCGCCTTAAAAACATTCATTGCGCCAGAAAAATCGCCTTTCAATGCAAATCCAGCGGCAGCCGCAACAGCCCCAATATCAGACCCGACAGAAACAAATGCCTGTTTCACCAGGCGGAAAAGATCAATAATAGCCAAAAATGATTCCGCAACTAGTTGCGTGAATTTAACCAGCGGGGGGCCTGCGCTAACAAAGGCATCGCTCATCTTACTTAGCACCGGAAGGAGTGCGCCACCAATTGTAGTTTTGAGCGCCTTCAGCGTTGTGTTGGCCTGGTCTGTGCTGTTGTCATATTCTTTCCACGCGGCCGTGCTTTCCTCGCTGACAACCATGCCCAGCGCTTCCATTTGCGCCTGGGTTTCTTTAATGTCTTTTTGGTTCATCCTCGCGAGGTTCGAGGTCATCTCGAAGCCTTTGCCAAATAGCTCCTGACCGGCGATGGCGCGGTCTGTCCCGGCGCGGTAGCCATTCAGGACTTTGATGGCGTCCATGGTCAGCTCGGTCAGCGGGCGTAGCTCACCGGCGGCGTCGCGGGTTTTCAGGCCCATGTCGTTCAGGCCTGCTTCGTTTTGCTTCACTTGTTTTAACAAGCCCTTGGCAGCGGCGACGAATTCATCTTGCGAGGTGTTGCCTTGCTCTAGTGCTTCGCGCAAAATGCTGGCTTCTCCGGCGGAAATGCCAAGCGCATCGCCCAGCTTCGTGCTTTCTTCAGTGAGCTTTATTGTTTCGGCAATCGCTTCTTTGAACACGGCGCCGCCTGCGAGCAGTGCGCCAATGGCGACGAATTTGGATTGCAGCGCCGAGAGTGGGCCCAGCGTGCCGCTGAAGGCGCTCTCGCCTGCCGTGCCAAACCGCTGAAGGTCTTCTTTCGCTTCGTTGAGTTTTTTTTGCAGCGGCGAAATGTCGCCGCCGAGAATCAGTTGGGCTTTTTCAGCGGCCATGGCTGGGGCTCCTGTTATGTCCTTGGTGGCAGGTCAAGAAAATCGAGCAGGGGATCATCTGGCCGCCCTTGCAGGACGCCCATGCCGCTGCTCATGAGTTCTTGCATCTGCGCTTCGCTGCTGGCGGCCGGGTTGCGTGCGGGTTCCGGCGCGGTGTCCGGAATGCCGAGCGCCAGGGCGATGCGTTTTAGCTGTATCGCCGGGGGCGGCACAGTCTGCCAGTAGGTGGTGAGCGCGGTGGCTTGTGGGAGGGTTACGCATCGGTCGACGTGCTCCCATGTCCATCCGGCGGCGCTGATGAGGGTGGCGTAGAGGCCGTCCCAGTCGATGTCGTCAGCGTCGCCAGCAGCTTTCCCACGTCGCTGCCCGCCTCCAGCACGGGCAGACCATTGGCGCGGGCGATGCAGTCGATGACGGGTGCCAACTGCCATAGCGGGACGCTGAGATTTTCGATCTTTCGTGGCGACTCGGCCAGGCCAAGCGAGAGTACGGTGATCATGTCGGCATAGAGATCGTCATCAATCTCCCACGCGGCGAACTTGCGCGAGGCGCGCAGCACGGCGGGCACCAGATCGCGCGCTACGCCGAGCGGCACAGCGCGCACGGCGTACACGTGGCCTTCGAGGGTGACGGTGCGCACGCCGGTGAGCTTGAGCAGCGCGCGGCGGGAAAACCGCCCGCGCAGCCAGGCCATGATGCGCCGCCAAGTACCTGCGCCCGGCGCGGGCGGCAGGTTAATGGCCAAGTCAGCGCCCATGCTTAGAACAGGCAGATGTAGCCGATGGAGTCAGCAGCGTCGGCGAAGGCTTCGGCTTCAAAATCGTTGATCGCGAAATCATCGTTTTTCATGGGCACGGAGAGCTTGCCGGACACGCAGCGGTTAAGCTTGACGACCATGGTCTGGTTGTTGAAGCTGTTTTGCAGCAGCATCGTGAAGCTGGGCGTGTAGCCCATGACGTCGTTCGAGATATTCCAAAAATTGCCGCCCGATGCTGCGCTGTATTCGTAGCTGATGAGTACGGCTTTTGTGGTGTCAGCGGCGGCGAAGGTGTACACGCCAGTGGCGACGTTCACTGAATACTGCCCGGCGGCTGGCGCAGTTGCCACGCGCGTGAGCTGCACGCCGGTGGCAGAAAACACGACGCCAAGGTCTGCAACAAAAGTGCCGGTGCTGGGCGGAACGATGGTGGCCTGGTAGGGTGTGCCGGGGATGGTAAAGGCAAAGTCGAACACGGCGGCCTTGATGCCTGCGGTGGATGCTTTGCCGAAAAACAGGCTGCCCAGAATGCCGCCGGAAATGTCGGCGTACTTGGCTTTAACGCTGACCTTGCCCTTGCCCTGGCCGACGGCGATTGGGTAGCGCTTGGAGCCGTAGAGGGTTTTCAGGTCGACGGAAATATCCAGGGCGATGTCTTGCATGGTGCCCAGAATGACCGGGGTTGGGTTGGCGATGACGCTGCCATCGGATAAGTTGGTGGGGACTGCGATAAGTTTGCCTGCGCCAAAAGTGATCATTTTTTACTCCTGTTAAAAAATTAAGAAATAGCCTGGGTGATGTCACCTGGGCGGACAACCACCTGCATCTGATAACGGGCGGTAAGCTTGCCGACGACCTGGTCTATGGCTGCGCCCTCGGTTACGCTGCCGAGGTAGCGCAGCCCGCGGCCTAGCAAGCTCAGGGGGGCGTCTGCCAGCAGCGCGGCGTGCGCTTGCGTGTGCAGGGCGTCGACTACGGTTTCCCAGTTCGCGCCGATGGCCAGGCACTCGATTTCAAAATTCACCAGCACGCGTTCTACGTTGCTGCCGAGTGGATCGAGGCCGTCTTCGCGACGGATTACATTTAGCGCGGGGAGTTCGCTGCTTTCAAACGCGTCCAGCCGGTGCCGATAGACGCGCGGCCCTGCGCTGCTTGCGTTAATCAGCGCGGCGGCAACGCGGGCGAGGATGGCTTCGGTGACGGATGCCATAGAGGTCAGGCCTTTCGCAGCCGGAGCAGTGTGAGCCCGCCGTGTTTTGGCTGGATCTCTGCAATTGTGTATTCGCCCCCTGCTACGCTGACCGGCGCACCTGTGGCCAGGGCGGGCGATTGCGCGGGGTCGATTTCGAGGACGGGAGCGGCGCCGGAAACTTCGTCGAACGCGACGGCGTAATCGGCGGTGAAGATGCCCATTACGGGCTCGCCGCCGATCGTCGCGGGTTCGGCGAAGTCAGCTAGAAAAATCGAGAGGTCGGGGGTGAGGTCCATAGCGCGATTTTGCGGCTATGGAATGGGTGTTTCTAGGCAAGAAATGTCCGCGAGAAAAAGCCTTTATTCGATGCTGCCGCGCACGATTTTTACGGTGACGAACCAGGTAATTTTTGCGCCGTCATCTACCTGGATTTCGAGCAGCGCGAGGCCTTGGTGCTGGATGCCTGCGGTTGAAATGGATGGCAGCTTGATAACAACCAGGGAGTTTTGCCAGTCTGCCCCCGGAGTGCTGGATGCTTGCGTGGCGGCGTCGGATAAAACCGTCAGGCGATCAACGCTCACCAGCCTGGCCTTTACAACGGCCGCGCCTGAGATGGCAAAGGCCAGCGTGTTTTTTTTAAGTATCAGCGGCAGCGTGAAATCGTCGCCAGTGGTCAGGGATGGGATAGTCATGGCGATCCTTAAAAGACGTCGGCGGTGAGGATGATGGGGAAAACGTCGACCGTCAGCTCGACGGGAAAGACGTCGACAGTCAGCGCCTGATAGCGCACAACGGATAGCGAGCCGCCGGTGAGCGCGGCGGCGGCGGTGGATATGACGGACGCATCAGCGGCAAGCTGGACGGCTGTGAGCATCCAGGCGCTGGCGTCTGCCGTGGTGATGGCATTGGCGGCGAGGTCGATTCTGGCAGTGAGCCCGCCGACGGCGATGGCTTCGGCCAGGGCGGCGGCGCTTAATTTTATTTGCGTGGTGATGTTGCCTTGCGCGCTGGCCGAGGTGCTGGCGGCGGCGCTTAATCCTGAGCTGGCGGCTGTCAGGCTGGCGCTGGCGGCGGCTTGTGCGAGGGCAGCGGCGGATAGCTGGATCTGAATGGTTAGCGCGGCGCTGGCGCTGGCGCTGGCCTGGGCATTGGCGGCAAGCCCGCTGCTGCCTGCTGTCAGGCTGGCAGGTGCCGAGGCCTGGGCGGCGGCGTTGGCGATGAGCTGGATGGCGGATGATAACGTGCCCGCAGCGGCGGCCTGGGCAACGGCGGCAGCGGTGAGGATGATGCCGCTTGATAGCGCGGCGGCACTCACGGCCTGCGCGAGGGCATCGGCACTCAGGCGGACTTGTGCGGTTAATGCGCCACTGCCCGAGGCAACCGATGCCGCGACGCCGGATAGCGGGATGGCGGTCGAGAGTGATGCCGTGGCGGTGCCAATGCCCAGCGCGGCGGCGGTGATCGGGATAGCGGTAGTGAGGCTGGCGCTGGCGGTGGCTTGGCTGGCGGCGGCGGCGGCGAGGGTTATATCCCCGCCCGCCACACCGCCAACCCATATCCTGCGGCTGCGGCGCTTGAATATCTGCCATGGGTTTTCGGAAATGGCTCGAACTTCTGGTTCACCTAATTTGCGCTTCCATCGAATGGACAAAATGCCTATCTGTGCAGGCTCTTTGGTCATTATGGAGGTATTAGCCGGGATTACAACACCTGTATTTCTAACTGCACTGAGCGATCTGACCCCGTTTACCCATAAACCCATGGGGGCGTATTGGCCGTAACAAACGCCAACAATTACCCCAATGCCTTGCCATCTTGTGCTGCCATCATTAGCACCTGTAGTGCTGGTGATATTGGCTATACCGAATGAGTCACTGGGACACGCAAGACCCATACCATTATTTTCACTACCAATACCCCAATATACTGTATGCTGAGTGCCTAAATACAGTAATGAGCCGCCATATGGGTCACCTATATTTGCAGCAATAGGGAAAGATAGTGAGTTTGTGCCAAAAGATTTACCCTCACCTTGCTCAGTGTATACGGTATTTATTGAATCATTATTTGCTAGGGTTCCTTGGCCAGTAACGTAGTCGAAGCCACGTGCGTCTTGTATTGAGATAATATCTAGTGCAAGCGGATTATTCCAGTCAATCTCAACCGGATACTGCGGCTGCTGAGTCCATTTACGGGGGAGGATGATGTTTGCCATCGCCTGCCCCAATTAAGCTACGGTTGAGCTAATCTCGCTGGTGTATGCAGCGCCGCTGGTCAGTGCTACGCCTAAATCATTTTTCAGCACGATCTTGAACGAATGCGGGCAGTAGCCGAGGCGTTCAGCGATTGAGAATGTGCCCCGCTGTGTCGTGGTAACGCTGTTCATCGGGATATTCCCTAGGTGGCGCAAGTTCGTTTCATCGGTTGTCGTGGTGCCGCTTTCTGGACCAGAGCGGAAATTCGTCCCGTCAAGCGATTCCTTGACAAAAACTGACACGCGCTTATTGCCCGTTGGTGTATTGGTCGTGGCGACTTCAACCTCGACAATCACGTCTAGCGGATCATTTGCGTTAGCTGGGTACGTTGCTGAGGTGACATAAGTACCCGATGCCAACGTAGCAAGGCCGGTCACTGTAAGCGCAGTCCGCGCCCCTACTATTTGCTTAGTAGTCGCCATATCAGATGCCCTCCAGCGCGGCTTGTACGTCTTGTGCGGTTACTACGTCTGGCACTCCGGCCAATGCTTTGAGTGCTTCTGCGCCTTCTGCACTTAAAATACCAGCCATTACCAGCCCATCAATCCCGTCCCGCGTAGCTTTTTCGCCAAGATCAAATGATTCATTTTCGATGGTCTTGAGCGTCCATTTAAGGTCAGGATCGACTGTGTTGCCAAGCTCCTCAAGCGTGTTGAGGAATGCCCCACCAACACCACGACCAAGCGTGGCGAGCACTGTGCCGTAACCAATGGGCTTGCTGATGATCTTGGTGCGCCCAACCGAGAGAATAGCCGCGAGCGCACCGCAATCTCTTGCGGCAAGCGCGTCGGCGCAGTCTGGCCTTGATAGGATTTCGTCGCGGAGGGTCATGATTTAATTGTCGATCTGGAACGTGGCGGCGCCTGCGGCAAAGGCTGGCGCTGCGTCGCCGTTGTTGATGGTTTTGCTTACCGTCAGGGCGCTGTAAATCCAGAGGTTGCCTGCGCTTGCAGCGTCCAGGATGCCCCAGCAGGTCACGACGCCCCAGTTGGCCGTTGGTGCGGGGAAGGTGATGGTGCCGTTGTTGCTGGTGGTGCCGCTGGTGCCGCTGCTGGCGGTGGTGCTGCCCGCTGATTGCGTGCCGGCCCAGTTGGCGAGTGCGCTGGTGACGGCGACGCGGGCGTAGCTGCCGCCGGTGACTTCGGTGCCTGCGGTGCTGTCTGTTGGGCAGGTGGTGTAAAGCGCGACGTAGCCGGTGGCAGGCGCACCGAGCGTCTGGCCGCGCAGGATGGCGTCGACGGTTTTGTTTTCGGCATAATCAGACAGCGCGGCGGCGTGGGCGAAACCGATGAAGCTGCCCAGCGAGAGCAGCAGCGCGGCAAAGAGCAGGCGGAGGTTTTTCATGGTGAGTCCTTTCGTGTTTTCCGAGTGATCAACCAGCTACTTCGGGCGTCTGGGTTGCAGTCTGGGTTGCAACCAAAGGTGCGGGCGATGCTTTCCGGGGGGCTTTGGCCATGGCTTCAGCAGCGCTAACCATTTCGCGGCTGGCGGTGTTGCGGCCTTGCTTGTCGGGGTCGTCTGTTTTGTTGATGTAGAGCGCGCGACCGGCGGTTACCAGGGCGCGGGCGGGGTCTTTTGGCACTTCGGGCATGTCTCCGGCGGATTGATGTACGCCACCACGGTCGTCGCCGTGATTGACTACGCAGGATTCGATGATGAGGATTTTGGGCATTTTGCTTCCTTTCAAAAAAAAGAGGCCCCTCCCCTGGAGGAGGGGCGGATTATCAGTTGGTGAGGGCATCTTTCATGGCGGCGAAGCTGGCGACGCGGCGAACTGCGACGTCGACGTCTTGCAGGGCGATGACGCGTTTGGTGCCGGAGGTGGCGCCGGTGTAGGGGTCGAGCATGATGTCGAGGCCGCCCCACATGCCGATCATCAGGTCTGCCCAGTTGCCGTACGCAATGGCGGAGCAGATGCCCGATGCGGTGCCCTTGGTGAGGTTGCTTGGCACAGCGTTGGTGACTACTGCATCGTAGCCCAGCACTTCGCCGACGCCGCGTTCGCTGCCGCTGGTCCAGACTGCCTTGCCGTTGGTGCTGGCGAACTCTTGCGTTTTGCGGAGCTTGCCGCGCACTTTGGCGTTGGTCAGATAGGCCATGGTGCCCACGTCTGCGTTGGCGATGGCGACAGCGGATTCGAGGTCGACCATGTGGTCGTAGGTGGGCGCGCCGCCGTTGGTGCCACCGGCGACGGAGCCGATGCCGGAGGTGTTCAACAGGCCGAGCGGCTCATTGGATGCGCCTGTGCCGGTGATGGCGGCGAACTGGATGGCTTGGGCAAGGATATCGGCAAGGTCGGCCCGAACGAAGGCTTCGATGTCGAGCGAGGATTGCAGCAATAGGCGACGGCTGTAGTCGGTGAATGCGCCGACGGTTTTTGGTGTTAATGAGACCTGGCCGAAGGTTGGCTGAGATTCGGGGGTGGCGCCGTTTTCCGCCACCCAATAGCTGGAGGCTGAGCCGGTGGCTGATGGGATGGCGACGTTGCCGTTAAGGTCACGCAGCCAGGTGACGCCGAGACGATCCAGCACCATGGCGTTGCGCAGCTGGTCAATGAAGCTGGAGCCGAGCAGTTCGGTGGCGACGGTGTTGCCGCCTGCGGTTGGGGTGCCGACCAGCAAATCGCGGTAGGCGACTTCGTGGCCGCGCGATGAGGCGCGGGCGATCAGGTTGCGGGCGACGGCAGCCGCCATGGCGCTATCAACGCTCATGCCGCGGGCGAGGACGTCGACCGGGATGGTGAGCGCGGCTTCGCGGGTTTTGTCGCGGGAGTCGCCGCGCTTATCTTGCGCGGCGCGCGAGCATTCGATCTCAAAAGGGGCGATGCTGGCGGCGTGCAGGGGATCAGCAGCGGCCAGCATCGCGCGGCAGAAGCTGTACTGCTTTGCTTCGCGCTCGCTCAGGCCGATTTCCGGGGATTCTGCGGGGCGGAGTTTACCGCTATCTTTCATGCGGCCGAGAATCTGCGCGCGGAAGGCATCGATGCCGGTGCCGTTGTCGATGGCGGCGTCGGCCAGGTCGCTGGCGTCGAACTGGCGACCCATGGCGCGGATTTCACGGGCGCGCTCACGTTCGGCGGCAACGTGGTCGACCGTGGGTGCGACGCGAATTTCTGTGGGTGCTGCGGGAGCGGTCGGGGTGGCCGCCGGGGTTTGATTGGCTGTAGTCATGGTGCGATCTCCTTGGTGGGTGCCCTCGGCGGGCGGTAAGCTCACGACGCGGTACTGCGGCGCGAGGGATTCTGGGGCTGGGTTTCCATCAGCGGCGCGGCCAATGCCAACGCTGGCGTCGGCGGGGACGTCGACGGGCGAGACCTCGAAGGGCGTCCAGCTGGTGACGCGGTATTCGTCTGGCTGGCCTTCGCCGTTGGCCTTGACGAGCACGCGCTCGTTGATGATGTAGCCGATCGAGACGTTGCGCACCAGGCCGTCGGCGATGTCTTGCCGCAGGTCGGCCAATGCTTCGCGGCGGCTGATTACCAGGTCGGCCATCAGGCGATTGCCTTCGACCCAGGCTTTTTCAACCGCGCCGATTCCGGCCAATGGGGTGTTGCCGATGGCGGTGTATCGGTCGTGATTCGCCAGCACGGGGGCTCCGTCGTTCAGGCGGGTGAGGTCGACTTCGTCGGATTTCAGGCCGAGGGTTTCGACCCACGGGTCTTCGAACCATCTATTACGCAAATAGGGCTGGTCGGATGCGACGGATAGCCGCAGGCGCAACAGGCCATCGTCGGCCTGGGCGGGGTCTTGCGCGCGCAGGCTTAAGCTGGCTGGCAGGCTGCGGTGCAGGGTGCCATCGATGCGGCTGCGGGCGCCAATGGGTTGTTCGGGTTTGCTCATGGTCGGGAGTCTCCTTGTTTATCAAGTGCCAAACTAGGCAAGAAATGTCCGCTTGGGAAAGTCGGCGCTGGCGATACGGCGCGGGGCTTGTTTTGCTTTGGCTGGGTTGGCGTCTGCGTTGGCGTTTTCTGCATCGTTGGCATCGGTTGAATCTGTCGATGCCGCTGCGCTGCCGGGGGTGCCGATGGGGCCGTAAATTTCCATTTCCTCGGCGACTTCGGCGGCGATTTCGTCGGGGTCATCGCCGCGCTCAAGGATGATGCGGCGGCGGCTGGTGAGGCCTAGGCGCAGATTGGTTTCGTTGGCGTTGGCAGTTTTTACGGGGTCGACCGGCTGCCAGCGGCGAGGCTGCCAGCTGACGGCCTGCGCATAATCATCCAGGCGCGCGCTTTTCAGGCCGGGGGTGCGCAGGATCAGGTAGGGCAGGACGGCGGAAATAACTTCGGTATGCAGCATTTTTTTGAGCTGCCCCTGGATGGTTTTGAAATGTTCGCGCTCGCCCACGATGCCGACTTGCGCGGAGCTGTAATTCACGCTCTCGAGGTCGTTGCCGAGGGTGACGTAGCTCATGCCGCGCGCTGCTGTCCAGCCGCGCAGGTGGGATTTAACGTGGCTGGCGGCGTCGATGTTCGGCCAGTCGCTGTCGAATTTTCGGAAATCGTAACCGTTCGGCAGCGTGTCGAACTGGCCGGGGACGGTGGTGGCATATTTTTCAGCGGCGGCGGTGATGGCCTGAATTTCGTCTGGCGTGAGCACTTTGCCCGAGGCGCGGGCGGAATCCAGCACGCTGGAAATGATGGTGTCGGCAAACCCGGGTGGGGCGTCGCCCGTGGGCGAGACGAAAAAACCGGCGCGCTTGGCGGCGTTGCTGGAGGCTACACCTGCGGCTTCTTCAAAATCCTGCAACATCCATAGGCGGCGGGCGCCACCGGCTAACCAGGGGTAGCCGCGCAGCTGGCCAACTTCGCGCGAGATGAAGGCGTGCCGGATTTGTGCGGCGGGGATGCGGACATGATGGCCGACGCTCATGACGTCAGGGGCGGCTTCACCCGTGCGCGACATTTTCAGCCAGTAGGCGATGGCGTTGCCATCGTCATCAATTTCGATGCCCATGCGGACGCGGCGGCCTTGCCAGTCGCGGCGCAAAGACACATCCAGCAGCGCCGGGTCAAGCAGCTGGATTTGGATGCCGAACGGGCCAGCACCGGGGCGCAGACGGTAAAGAATTTCACCATCTTGCGCGAGGCCTGCGAGTGCAACGGTTTCAACTTCGCGCCAGCAGAGGCCGGAGACTTCGCAGTTCTTGCCCCAGCGGTTCCAGGCGCTTTCCATCAAATCGTTGGTTTTACTGTCTTGCGTGCCATCGGGTAGTTTGAGCCGCATTTGCAGCCGGATGCCCTGCTCGCCCAGGACGTTATCGTCGAGCTGCAACATGTAGCGGATGGCCCACTCGTTGTTTCTGGCTAGATCATGCGCGCGGGCGCGGAGCGTTGGCAACTGGCGTTCTAGGTCGGTGTTGATGCCTTGCGAATGGGTGGGCCAACTGGCTGTCCATGCCGGGGTTTCGGCAGCGGAAAAGCTGCGCTGCGCTTGGCGCAGATCGGCGATCAGGCGGCTTTGCACCTGGGTGGCGACGCTGCGGGTGGTGTTTTCTAGCCAAGCGGCGCGGTCGGCGGCGGATTCTTTGGGGGCAAAAAGGCGGGAAATTTTTTCGCTGAGGCGCATGGGATCAGAACCGGGTGTAGACGCGGCCTGGCGCGGTGCCCTGCATCAGCGCGGCGGTGGCGCGTTCTTTGGCGACCTCGCGCTCGTAGTAAGCGATGAGGTCGAGGATGTCTTGCGTGGTGCGAAATTTCATCACGCGGTCAGAAATGTGATATTCGGCCACATGCGCCTGGCCTTTTGCCATGTATTGCGCGAGTGCCGTGCGGGCGTCGGCCAGCCCCTTGGCGGCGATGCTTCGGCCGTCGAAGCTGGATGCGGTGGCGAGATTCGGCAGGATGGTGACGGCTTGCTGGCCGAGGGTGACGCGCTCAAGACCAGGCCCCGATCCGCGCTCAACGCGGGAGAGCAGCGTTCCCGCCCCGGCCTGCCAGGTGCTGGTGGCGGTGGCGGAAAGGCTGACGGCGTAATCGCCACCCGTGCCGGCGGTGGCAGAAAACTCAGCGGCAGCGCCGAATGGCAGGATCATCCGGTAGATCAGCGACCAGCCGTCAGCGGCGTCGTATTCAGGGAGCGCGGTCTTCCAGGCGGCAGAATCCCCTGCGCGGAAGCTGGTCGGTGCGGTGGTTGGAGTCTCGATCATGGGGCCATGATCGAGGATGCGGCGGGCAGTTTCTAGGCAAGAAATGTCCGCGCTTTTTTACGGTATTGTTTTCGGGGGAGGGGTGATTTTATGCGTCTCACGCAGGGAATTTTCGATCAGGACGGCGCGGCTTTCTGGGCGGGTGTCCATCCATTCGATTAGCCACTTCGGGAGCTTCAGGCTAACCGGCTGTTTTTTCAGCGCGGGCGCCTTTTTCGGTGCGCCCGCGCCTTTCCGGATTCCGCCGCTCATTCTTCGATCTCGATCTCTTCGCGGTCGAGGCCTTCATCGCTGATGACCATGTTTTCTGTGTGGCCTGATACCGAGTCCGACGACCGTATTTCAATGCTGGCGGAGTTCCCCTCGCTAAGCTGGAATTCTGCACTCCGCGCCCAGGCGCGGAGCATTTCTTCGTCGAAGTGGTCACCGCCCTTTTTATGATTCTCGGCTAGAAAGCGGTGGATTTCTTTAAGGCCTTTGGAATTTACTGTGTATTGTTTGATTTTCATTTTCATTTCTCCTTTTTCTCCCGGTTCGCGCCAATCGCTAACCGTTAGATAATAGTATATTCCTTTAATAATAAAAGTCAATACTTTTTTCAAAATAAATTAAATTATTTTTTACCGCAGGCGCTTTAACCGGCGGGCGTGGCGGACGGAGATTCCTAGCAGGCGGGCGATGGCTTCGGCGGATTCGGTTTCTTTTTCTTGTGCCAGGGCTTCGATGTTGTTCAGGTGGTGGCGCTTCTTCTGGCTGGGGATGTAGATTTTGCTGGCGCCAAAATTCAGGCTGGCGAGGACGGCGAAGCGTTGCCAGACTTCTGGGGGGATGTCCGGCATTTCGCGCCGGGCGAGTTCGATGAGGTCAGAGAGATTATCGCCGTTCGCCATGGCGGTTTTTCCTGGCGGCGAGCATGGCGGCGAAAGCGCGGGCGGCGGCGTCTGGGAGGGGTGGCGGTGGGGCGGATTCTTCTTCGGCTGCCGGGGCGGTGGATGTTGCTGGGGCAGATGTGGGTAGGTCGGCCACCTGCCCGCTCACTTCTTGGGCATCGGGTTCGAGCATCAACCGGCGGCGATCCCAGTCGGATTTTCGCCATTTGTGCAGGTAGAGTTCGGGGTGATGGCTGGCGGCGAGGGCGAGTATCCAGGTGTCTAGCGCTTCGTTGCGTTTGCCTTTTTTGACTTCCCAGCGGTTTTTGCGCGGGTTGAAGGTTTCGGCTACTAGCTGATCGTAGAAATGGGCTTCGAGCTGCTGGCTGAAGCGGACTTTTCGCTCGTGCGGCGGGCGGTCATCATCTCCGTTAAGCCGGTTGTAGAGCAGGTGCTTCGCGGTATCCGCGCCGATGAGGTAGAGCGCGACGCCTCGGCGGGTGGTTTGGCCGTTGCGCTTGACGTCTTGGTGCGACGGCTTGCCGAGGATGCTGCGGCCTGGGGTGCTGGCGCCCTTGGTGGCCATGGCGCGGCGGATGCGGCCGCTGCGCACGAAATCATAGACGGCGTGTGTGTGGTGTCCGCCGGTGTCGATGGCGCTGGCTTCGAGTTTCAGGGTGCGGCCCTGCTGATTCTGGAAGGCGACGGCGTTCAGGTAATCGGCGAGCTTGTCCCATAACGCTTGATCGGCGGGGTTGCCATGCAAGACGTGGTAGTCGAGCGTCCAGGTGATGTCGCCCTGGCCGTGGCCAAGGATGTGGATCTCCAGCCGGTCATCTTGCGTATCAACGCCAGCGGTGAGCACCAGGCAGCCAGGCGGGACGGTGCGCAGCTGGTAGGGTTCGGCGCGGGCGGCGAGGATGTTTGGCTTCAGGTCGCGGCTGCGGTCTGCCCAGGTTTCGCCAAGGCGGGTGTTCATGAAGCGCATGAGCTTGGCGGGGTCGTCTTGCGCGTCCATCCATTCGACGGCCAGCTCGCGCCAGGTCAGGCCCAGGCCGAGGGGGGAGTACAGGGCGTTGATGTGGTAGCTGGGGTATTTCCCTTCGGGGTTTTCTGCAATCCAGCGGGCGAAGCCACCGTGGCCAACCTCTTTCAGCATGTCGGTTTTTTGGTATTCGTAAATCTCGCTGCCGCACTCCCGGCAGACGATCCAGGCGTCAACGACTTGGCGCGGTGCGTTGGGCTTTTTGCCAATCATCAGGTTGCCCCAGGCCAGCGGTTGCAGCTCGCCGCAATGCGGACAGGGGACATGGTAGCGGCGGCGGTCGCCTGCCTCGAATTCTTCTTCAATTCGGCTGGCGTCTTTTACGGTGGGGCTACTGGCGATGAATAGCTTTCGGTCGTGAAAGGTGGTAAGGCGCACTTCAAGCAGGCCGAGGGGGTCGCCTTGGGTGGTGGTCCAGTCATACTCATCGACTTCGTCGGCGATGGCGTAGCGCAGGGAGGTAGATTTCAGTTCGGCGGTCGATCCGGCGGTTTTGAAATACAGGATGCCGCCTGTAAAGCGCTTGCGGGCGGCGGAATTCTCGCTGCTGCTGTTGGTGCGCTTGGCCAGCACGCGGGCGACGGCCGGGGTTTCGGACGCCATCGGGTCGAATTTTTGCGACGCCCAGTCGTTCATGGATTTTTCGGTCGGCATGACGACTGCGGCCGGGCCCTTGGCGTGCGCCATGATGTAGCCCAGCCAGTTGCTGGCGGCTTCGGTCTTGCCGACCTGGCTGGCGGCCATGAGCACAACTTTGCGGGCGGACGAATGCTCGGAGAGCTGATCCATGATCTCGCGCAGGTAGGGCGTGCGCGATGTTTTCCACTCGCCCGGCGCGGCGCTGCCGATGGCAGACAGGATGCGGTTGGCATCTGCCCACTCGGACACGGTGAGCGGTTGCTTTGGCTTCCATCCGCGGGCGATGGCGGCGAGGGCTAGGGTGTGGGTGGTGTTCAGGGGTGCATTCACGGCTAAAACCCCGCCTGCGGCCCGTTTTGCCCGGTCAGCGTGGCTAATTGCTGGCGGGCGGATTTGTGCATTTCGCTCATCATGTCCACAACTTCTTGCTTGAGCAGGGCGATGATGGCGTCGTAATCCTTGCCGACGAGCTGACCGGCGGCGCGGTGGGGCAGGTTTTCCAGTCCGCTGCGGACGGTAGCGACTAGATCATCCAGCGCCTGGTCGACGTCCTGGCGTGGCAGCAGGTCGGCAATCAGGCGTTCGTATTCCGCCTTGGCAGACAGGGCGGCGTATTTTTCCTTGACCGCCCTGGCGGCCTGGTAGCTGTTGCCTATGTGGTCGATGGCGGGTGTGGTGGGTGGTGGTGCTTCGGGACGCGCTGTTGCCGCCGCTGTTGCCGCTGTTGCCGTATCACCAGCGCCGACTTTTACGGCTTCAACCCCCTGCCCTACCGCCGCGCCGCGCTCGGCGGCGTGCCGTTCGGCGACATCGCTGCGGGCGAGGTCGGCTGTTGCCAGGATGCGCGCCCTGCTGGCTTCGACATCAACCAGATCGCCCACCATGACCAGCCGCCCTGCCTGCTTCCAGGTGCGGGTGACGGTGGATCGATTGACGCCCATGAGGCGGGCGAAGTCGGCTTGGGTGGCTGTTGTGCTCATTTTTTCACCAGAAGATGCTTAATTTCCCGTACTACGCGTAAGGGGTGGTGATTACGCGTGTGATTACGCGTTAAGCTGTTGATATTACTCATACTACGCGTACTACGGGAAAACTGTAAACGCGAGAGAGTTATTTTATTTTTATAGGGTGCACAATTTTTTTGTTTACGCGTATACGCGCGCGTCACGCGTAGTACGCGTAGTACAAGTATCCACGCGGCTTTCAGAGCGATGGACGCGTAGTATGACGCGTAGTACGCGTAGTACGATGGGCGTATTTTCAGTGAATTCATGCTTCAACCCCGATTGCCTGGGCAAATTTGAAGTAGCAATCGGTGATCCAGGCGAGCTTTCCGCCTTCGGGCGGCGGGGTAAATGCTTGTTCTCGTCGGTTGATTGCGGCTTTTTCCATGGCGTCATCACTCGGGATCACCCTTTTTCGACTTACGCGGGTTGGGTCGCTGAATGATTTTTTAGTGGTGACAGGTTTTCCGGCTGACCAGCCGGGGATTTTTGCCAGGTGCCCGATCAGCTTTTTCTGATTCCGGATATTGTTGAAGCCTCTTTCGCGTGCCCAGGCGCTGTAATGTGTATACAAATGCGTGCCTAGGCAGGGGATGAACGGCAGCGGCTCGCCTTTTATTTCTATTTCCCCGGCGATCCACTCATCGACAAACACATCGATGCTGTCTGCGCTTTCTTCGATCAGGTCGGCTTTGGCCTGGGTCATGGGCGGCTTGGTGTGTTCGTTGAAATCGCCCAGGTCGAGATTCAGCAGGTGGTAGTGCAGCGCGGCGATGCCACCTTCGTCGAGTTCGGCTTTTACGTCGGCGTAAAAGCCTTCGGGCAGCTTTTCTGGCGTCCAGATGACTGCGTAGCGCCGGTCATCTTTGTCGAGCACCAGGGGCTGGCGTTCGTTGGATAAAAACACCAGATTGACGTGGTTGCGTTCGTCGTGGGCGGCCACGTTTTTGGGGTTGATGCGGATCCATTCGCCGGTGACGATGCCTTTGAGCTTGTTTTTTACGTGATACAGCTCAGCCCGCGCGACGACTTCATCGGCGATCAGGAATAATTTCCGGCTGGCCCAGTCGTTGAACTTGTCTTCGATGGCGCTTTGATCGACGATTCGGCCGTATTCGCCATAAATCTGCATGACGGTTTCAAAAAACAGGTTCTTGCCAGCGCCTTGCGGGCCGTGAAAAATCAGCGCAGTGCGCATCTTGGCGCCGGGGTGCTGGATGGGGTAAGCCAGCCAGTTCAGCACCCACTTGAAGGTTTCACGCGGGTTGCTTTCGCCGCTGCACAAATACTCAAGCAGCTCCAGCATGACGCTGCATGAGCCTTGCTTTGGTGTTGTTGGCCAGCCGCCCCACAGGTTGCATTTGATGCGCGGGTCGCTTTCCGCCGGGTCGAAGCCGACTTCATCCAGGCGAACGACGCGCTTTTGGTTGCGCATGTCCCGCATACCGTGCTCTGGCAGGATGTCTTGCAGGTCGGCTTTTGGGATCAACATGTGTTCGGTGCTATCGAACCACGTTCCCCCTGCGCCGTAGATCATGGCGAATCGCTGGACGGCTTCGTCGATCTGGATGATGGATGGTAGGTCGGTTTTTTTCTCTCTACCGCTTTCCCCCGCCCCCCCTGGAGGGAAGCCCCCCGCGCCATGGGTAGGGTGGATATGCCATTCGAGTGCGTCAAGCTTGTTTTTTATCTGCGCGGCGACGGTTTGCTCGCCTTCACGCACGCGCAGATCGTTGAAGTCGTTGTCTCCCTTGCGATCATCCGGGCGCGGCGCTGAAAAAGTCGGCGCCAGCCATGCGCCGGAGGTGGTGAGCGCTGCTTCTTGCGCGCGCAGGACACCGGCATTTTGCTTGCCGTGCGGCTGGCCGCAGTGCTTGCAGGTGGCGTCAGCCACCGGGGTGATTTTCTTGCAGGCGACGCAGCGTTGCAGCCAGTCGTCATCGGCGGCGTAGAGGATTTTCAGGCGCTTGCGGTTGGATTTCCAAAGCAATTCGCCGACGGGCGCGAGGTTGTTGGCGTCAAACGCCACGGCGACGGGCAGCGCACTGGCCTCGGCCAGGCTGGCGGCGGTGGCGAATCCTTCGGCGACCAGGCC